CGAACTATCTCGTGAATTGCTGACACGAATTAAAAAGGCTGGCTCGGACCAGCAAGTACTTGATCAGGTGTTTGCAAAGTTCGTGGAGTTGCAGGGCGGGACTGGGGGCCTTGCTGAAAAGCTAAGTACAGATTTTGAAAAAGTTCGGGGCGTCAATCTTACTGCCCGCGAACAGGCGTTGTTTGAGCGCAAAGACTCTGTAATCGTCAAGTACTGGCAGATGATCATGGGACTTCAAGAGAAACTTGATGAGCGTAACAACGTCGATGCGAGTGGTCTTACTGATGACGATCTTCAGGCAACCCTCGCCCAACTGGCTGCACGCATGATGGTCGATGATCCTGAGTTTCGTGTAAGAGTGCTATCCGATGTGGCACTATCTCGGGCTCCGATTGATGTAAGTCTTCGGGGGTCTCCGGCGATTCCGGAAGAAGAGCCTAGCTGGGAAGAAGATGAATCTTAATGCCATTGAGTATTTCTAAGCGTGAGGCAGGTGCGCTAGTTGAAATGGCTCGACGTCGCACAACGTCGATCGAGTTGTTCCGTGCCCAGTCTCAACAAAATAAGATCTTTGAAAGTGCCGCTCGTGAACTGCTTGTTCGTGGTGGTGTGCGATCTGGGAAAAGTACATCGCTTGGTGTGCTGGTTGGCGCTATTGCGACTGACGGGCATATTACACTTTCGGACGGCAGGAAGGTAAGAGCCAGACGCCCTCACCAAATCGGCAAGCCTTTGACAATCTGGATCGTCGGTTACGATCAGCGACATATCGGTGAGACAATCTATCGAATACTTTTTAAGCCAGGGTTGTTCAAGATCATCCGCGACCTGGAAACAGGCCAGTGGCGAACCTTTCAGCAAGACGATCCAAGCGATGCCGCTCGCGCTAATGAGGTGATGCCTAGCTTCCCAGTGATTCCGAATCGATTCATAAAGCCAAAGTCATGGGACTGGGAAAATGCTGGCAACAAAGAATTCAAGAAGGTAACTATCTGGGATCCGATTACGCAAGAGACTCTTGCAGACATCTACGCCTATTCCAGTAAAGCAGAGCCTAAACAAGGCGATCCTGTTGATGTGATTTGGATCGACGAGGCAATTAAGTATCCTGGCCACTACTCTGAGTGGCAGTCTCGTCTTGCTGACCGTCGCGGACGATTGTTTTGGAGCTCGTGGCCAAGAGCCAATAATTCTGCGTTGCGTGCCCTCACTAATCGAGCCAAGGAAGAAGACCCGAACAATCCGTGCCCAATGACGCAGGAAGTTATCTTGCGTACCAGTGAGAACGCACAGCTCGATCCTGATGGTAAGAGAGAGTTGCTGGCAGGCTTCACGCCGGACGAACTAGCATCTCGCGATCGTGGTGAATACTCTCTTGACCAGCTCAAGATGTATTCATTGTTCGACAAGTCTTACCACTGCGCATCTTATCCTGAAGAAGTCGACGACAAGATTTCCAAGATCCTTCGGCAAAGCATGTGGAACCCGCCTGCTGATTGGACTCGTGAGCTTATTCTGGATCCTGGCACGAATCATCCAGCCGTGCTTTTCTGTGCCATTCCGCCGCCGCAGTATGGCGAGTACTACGTGGTGTTTGATGAACTCTACCCAGGCAGAGCGGACGCCGACACCCTGGCGCCTATGATCAAAGCCAAGATGAAAGGCTACCCGTTTTACCGCTTCATCATTGACCAAAGGGCCGGTAAGCAAACGACGATGGGTTTCTCTCTGTCGGTCGCAGACAACTACTCACGGGCATTCAAAGAGAGCAATATCGCTTCACAGATTACGGGCAACCATTTTGTTTGGGGTAGCGCCAATGTCGAGGCTCGCATCATGCGGCTCCAGTCTTGGATGCACGTCAATAACAAAGATGGATCTTACCCATACCTGCGAGTCATTACTGACAAGTGTCCCAACCTGTGCAAGCAGCTTGAGGATTATGTTAAGGAAGATTCAGAAAACCAAAACACAATAGGTGACCGTCCTGCGAAGGGTCAGAACATTGACCTAGCAGTGAGCCTGGAATATTGGGCTGCGAGTTTCCCAAAGTGGATTCCAGTTGCGCGGAACAATATAGGGGGAGGCTCCCCCGCATATCGGTTGTTTCAGCACTTGAAGTCGCAAGAGGCTGCTCGCACGAAACCTAAGGACGAGTCTGTGGTTCTTGGTACTTCACTCACCCCCTACAGAGTATAGCCATGTCTTTGAATGAACATTTTGATGGTTTAGTTGAGCCATCGTTGCCGGTTTTGTTTTGCCCTCCCAATGCACCAAACGATGTCGTGCCAGCGATGGTGGCTGATTCGTTTCATGGTGGAATTATCAACCTGAACGTGTTTCCAACGGGATCTCGTCGTGAGTCTACGCTTCGGACGGGTGTGCCTCACATCAGCGATCCACGGCTTTACAAGGATGGCAAGCCGACGCCATTAGCTATGTACACTGGTTTCTGGATGTTTCCAAAGTGGTACGAAAACATTCTTAACTTGCGTGTTGTGTCAGTGCCTGAGTCTGCTCCCTCGTCTGGGACAGTTGATGAGGCTGGCGAAAACAAAAGTACTCGCAAGGCGAAAGGGTAGTGGATGATTGATATCCAGGGGCGGCTTGGAAAAGTAGTCGATGGGTGGCTGACTCGAATTGAGCAAGCGAGGAAAGTTCGTGAGCCATTTCGTAGTACGGCTGACATCTGTCGCAACTTCTTCCAGGGCTCGTGTGGTTTTATGTGGAACGATCAGTTCCGCGATAAGTACTTCTCGAACCTGCCCGCCCCTCGGTTCAAAATGACAGTGGCAAAAGGATTTGAATTAGTTGCCATCATGGGTCCATCACTCTATTGGGATTATCCTGGTCGCACTGCTCGTCCTTATGCTCGTCTTGATATTCATCCTGAAGTCTTTGGTGACCCAAATGATCCTGCTGTTGCTCAAGCGTATCAGCAATTTCAAATGGGTTACGAAACCAATCGCAAGATCAACAAGACTCGATGCTCTCTGATGGAGCACTATCTGAATTATGCCCAGCGTGAGCAGCCTCATGGTGGCCTAATGGCAGAGAGTCAGTTGGCTATTACCGAAGCTTTGATTACTGGCCGAGGTTGTTTGTGGACTGAGGTTTATCAGTTTCCAGGTAGTGAGCGAAAGCTAACCAAATCGGTCTATGACTCCTGCCTGCGATTGTTCATAGACGCACAGTGTACTAAGCCAAACCTGAGTGACTGCGGGTGGATTGCTCGGCAGCATATCGACAATTACTGGGACGTTGAAAGACGATTTAATCTCCCAGAAGGATCGCTCAAAAACGCAGCGATGACTGCCATTACTGGCTCTTCCACTTCATCAGACACTACATTCAGTAATCGCGATGCTTATCATCATATTAGTTCTGAGTCTTTTGCCACTGCGAACAAGATAGTTTGGTACGAGATCTTCTCTAAGAATGGAGTTGGTACTCGCTACGAAAACTTTGACGCAAATTTACACGAAGCCTTTGAGTCTACCATTGGCGACTTTGCTTATTTGTGTGTTGCCAAGAATGTCAAGTTCCCGCTCAACTTTCCTCCGCATATTGTCAACACGGGAGAGGATGCCGATATCAAGGTGGCTTTGGATTGGCCGGTGCCGATCTATCGTGATGGTCGCTGGCCGGTATCGCTATTGGACTTTTATGAAGCAGCCAGCGGGCCGTGGCCTCTCGCGCCAATCGGGCTCGGTCTTGGTGAGTTGATCTTCATGAACGTGATGATGTCTTGCTTGGCAGATCGCGTGTACATGAACAGCCGAAACATCTGGGCAGTGCTCAAGGAGGCTGGCGACGACATTATCAATCGCATCAAGGGCAACGAGTTCAATATTGTGCTGGAGCTCAACAGCCAGATCCGGCAAAACATCAACGAACTTGTGTCGGTGATTGAATCTCCAGCCGTGAACTATGACGCGATACGAATGCTGGAGTATATCTCGGAATCCTTTGATAAGCGAACGGGATTGACGGATACGCTTTACGGTTTGCATGCGGGTGGTAAGGTTTCCCGAACGGCCGCTGACGCGAACCTCAAGGACTCGGCTACGTCGATTCGTCCTGAGTGGATGGCACGTAAGGTAGAGCAGTGGCAGACGAACGTGGCGAACGTCGAGCGTATCTATGCTGGCTGGAATGTTCGCGGTCAGGATCTTGT